GGTCCATATATTTTATATATGAGATTATAAATAGATCCTTTAAAAAGATACATATTACCTTTTAAAATGAAATAATCAAATAGTATATTAAATACTATTCGAGGTTCATTTCAATTAGTAATAATTCCTTTTAAAGGTATACCTGTCAGCTCAGTGAACCGACGCTCTCTAAAGCGAATCCATCTCTTGGCAAATTCATATGTATCATAAGATACATGTGTTTTGTTTCGAGATACATTAACACCTCATCTAGACATCAAAGCTATATACTTTTGGGAAACTTTACGGTTTTTGATAACTATATCGTCCCCCAAAATTATATAATCTTGGAAGTTTGATAAGCCACACAAATGTGCAGCTCATAAAACTACTAAATGATGTGCTAATGTAAAACTGGCTCATGATGAATATGATCCCATGGGTTGACCTACACTATAACGGTGCAAGTCTCCATCAGGAGTATAAAAATCACGTCCAGTTAGGATTTCTCTCCAAGCTTTTCCAAACTCAAAATTATTGGTATATAAAATACTAATAATCTTTTGTTGAAGAAAAACAGGAAAACGATCGGTCGCAGCTGATAAATCAAGTGAAAAGAATGGTTCATGATCATCAGATCATGATCCCCGTGGATCCTGGGAAAAAGTTCTATCTTCTTTAAATCAACGAAGACTTAGCAATAAGTCATCATGAATTTTCTTAAGAAAGAATTGAGATCAATAGTCTAACATGGCTATTATTCTCCTTTTTCCTTCGGGATCATTGATAATTGATATTTTACCAATGAAAGAATCTCTTAAATTTGATTTTTTAAGAGACTTAGATTCCTCTTTAGGACCATCTCATAAACTTAATAAATCGATGTTAAAATTTAAAACATCATTATTAGAGTTTTTAGATAATCCTAAGAAAATCTTAAAAGATTCTAAAATATTCGGAAAGTTATTTAATATAACTTTTAAAGAATATAAGAAACTTTGAGAAGATTTCCCTTGAGGACCTTCTTTCATTGAGGTGTATAAATCTTCACCATATCAATTAGGAATGTCCCTAACCAGATTACGCTGTATAAGATGGTACTTAATAAATCAAGCTGGAATAACATAAGTTTTTCCAGTATAAGGACCATCAACAGTTGAGTAATCAGGAAGGATAG